AAGTTAGCAAAGCAATTCTTTCCTAGCATTAACATTGGACATCAAGCAGTACGTACTCCTGTACAAGCATTAGAGCAACTACAGAGCTTAGGATACACTGACGTTATCTTTATTGCAGGTTCAGATCGTGTAGATGGTTTCCAAAAACTATTTGATACGTATAACGGACAACCAGACAAAACAGGCAAAGTTCCTTTTAAGTTTAATTCAATTCGTGTAGTAAGCGCAGGCGAGCGTGATCCGGATGCAGATGGTGCAGAAGGTATGAGTGCAAGTAAGATGCGAGCTGCTGCCGCCGCAGGTGATTTAGAATCATTTGCACAAGGTGCACCAGATAAGAAACTTGCTAAAACTATGTACGATGCTGTACGCAAAGGCATGGGTGTTAAAGACGAACAACCAGTTGAAGAGTCTAATCCATTTACTGATGCTCGCATGAACGCAATTAAAGCAGGCAAAAGTACATTTACAGTTGGTGGCAAAACATATAAGGTTACTGGGGATACAAGCGACGAAGAAAAAGCTGTACAAGAAGCAGAACTAAACGAAGTAGCACCGGCAGTTGCAGCAGTTATATGGATTCTTAAATGGGCTGTTAGATACGGTGCATGGCCAGTACTAAAATGGTTACTAAAGAAACATGGTGGAAAAATTATCGGTGGTGCAACAGCAGCATACTATATTGATCAAGGCTGGGACTGGGTTAAGGACAATATAGGTGCAGAATATGCACAAATGCTTATTGATAATAAATTTGAGATTGCCGCAGCAGTAGCACTTATATTAGGAGCAGTTGCTCTTAAAAAATATATGGAAAAACAAGGCGATAAACTTGTTAAAGCAAACGAATCGTTAATAGCGAGATCGTAATGGATGAACTAGAGCGCATAAAGCAACTTGCAGGTGTAAACGAATTCAAAGGTTACACAGAGTACACTCTAGAAAACATCAGTGACGCCGCGGCAAGCAATGTCAAGCAAATGAAATCAAAAAACATTAAGCCAGGTGATAAAGAATGGTTCGAACTATGGTTTGGACTACCTAAGATGACAGGCGAAAATATGCCACGTGGATTTAGAGGACGTAAGTAATGAGATTGCGTGAAATAACAGAAGGCGTTGGCCGCATAACTAAACAGAACCAAACACATGATGTTGGTCCTGATGAAGTTACCAAGCAGGCTGCTAAATTTGGCAACAAAGTAGACAAAGACGGACGTCCTCCTACACTAAGCAAAAAAGTTAAGGGTAAGTCAACTAACGTATTGTTTAATTTAGGACTTAGTGAAGGTTACAAACTACAACTAGAGCGTGATAAAGAACTGTTAGTACTAAACATCACTGATACAAAGACTGGCAAACGTACAGAAGTGCGTGGTAAGCCAGGTTACGAAACAGGCGGCTACGATCCTACAGATAGTTTACACATACTATTAGACAAAGTAGGCAAGAGTGTTGATATTTCACAGCTAATGAATGGCGAGCCTGTAGGCATTAATCCTAAACATCCAAAAGGTGCTAGTGCTAAGGCTGCTACTGATAAAGCATATAACGAAAACTTTGTTAAGGATACTGCAACTGCAATTAAACTTATTAAAAAATATCATCAGACTGGTGACGAACAAGATGCGTTTGCCGCAATTAAACATGGTTGGAACTTTATAAAGAATCCAAAGATGCGTTCTATAATTGTTAACTTAGTAAAAAAAGTATCAACAGAAGGCGGATACCCGGAATGGAACGATACTGTTGCATATATTAAAAAGAATACAGGCATCGATGTATCTAATGTAAACGAAAACTTTGCTGATGGTAAGAAAAAAGGCAAAAGCAGACCTGGTAGAGTAAAGAAGTCAGGTGCTAGTTGTAATGGCACAGTAACACAATTGCGCAAACGTGCTAAAAATGCAAGTGGTGAGAAGGCTAAAATGTACCACTGGTGCGCCAATATGAAGGGCGGTAAGAAGTAATGTTTAGTAAAAAATGTAAACTACATCTACAAGAACAAAACGAAACAGGTTTGGAACATATGTTCCACGCTATTAAGACAGCAGTTAGATTGCAATTACTTATACCGTTGCTGTTAATACACGCAGTTGCTCCGCGCTTCTTTACTGATAGAGGCACAACAGTAATTAAAGATATATTAGACGATAGGAAAGTAAAATGAAAATGTCAGATATTGTAAGTGAAGGTGATAACATCGACAACCCTAAGAACACATTCCTTACTAAAGCAGACACAGCATACGATTTCTTAAGAGTTGGTAAAACTATTTCTAACTTGTCAAATGCTAAGAAAAGTGACAACAGAGACGAACCTGACGTAATGATTGTTCCATTTGGTGGAAAGAAAGAAAAAGATCATCTTAAAAAGGGTCTTAAAAAAGCAGGATATAAAACACAAGATGCTGATGCAAAAGGTGCAGATGCACACGTAGATGAAACAACAGAGATGACATCTGCCAGTGTTGCAACTAGTATGGGCGGCGGCAATGGATTTCTTAACGGCGGAATTGGTGACAAGCCTATCAAACGTGTTACAAAGAAAAAGAAAGCTACTAAGAAGAAAGCATAAATACTACATAATACGTATTGGAGTCACTCACATGAGAGAAAAAGAATTAAAAGAAGGTTTAGGCGATCTAGCGCATCTAGCTGAACAAGACCATGAAGTACAAATGGCTCGTGCTGAACTTTACAAACTAGCAAAGTATGCTATCAAACTACACGAAATGCTCAAAGGCATAAGTGAAAGAGACGGCTTAGAAGGCTGGGTACAAGCTAAAATTACTAAATCAGCAGATATGATCGGTAGTGTTTATCATCACCTAGACTATCAAGAAAGTCCAATGGGCGAAGTTACAGAAGCAAAAGACACACATTGCTCAGACAAATGCTGTGGTGCTGATGTTAAGAGAGAAGATTGCAAATGCGCACCAACTTGTAAACATTGTAACTGTAATGCTGTTGCAGAAGGCAAGTACAAGAATGATGCACAACGTAAAGCTATACATGCTAATAAAAAGAAAAATGAAAGCCTACAAGATAAACTTGCTGCTAAACTAGCAGAAAAAAGTGTATCAAAAGCACAGCAACAGGCAGCAGGTATTGCACTAGCAGCTAAAGAAAAAGGTGAAACACCTAAAGGTAAAGGTGCAGCAGCACAGATGGCAAAAATGTCTAAAGCAGATCTAAAAGACTTTGCAGGCACTAAGCACAAAGGCTTACCTAAGCACAAAAAATAAACAGGATTAATATTATGTATAAAAAAGTTGAAGATATTTTTAGTGCTACAGATGGCAATCGTTCAAATACAGTCATGCAGTCAAACAGTATGGCAGCGCCGCTAGTAAATTCACAAACTCCACCAGTAACACAAAATGGAAATGCAAGCGAAGCTGAAAAGATTAGAGCAATGGGCGACAGACTTGCAAAGATTTGGGAAGACTAATGGACTTTAACGCACTACAACATAAACTATTTGCACTAGATCCAAGTGATCCTAGAGAAGATTTACGCAAACTTGCAGAAAGTGCAGGTCAAAGTGTTGAAGCTGCGCCAACTAAAGATTATGTTGTAGAAAGTGTACAAGTGCAAGAAGGTACAATGCCAGTTGAAGGTGATTATAGTCTAAGCGACTTTGCTGCACTTGCTGGCGTTACATTAACTGAAGCACAAAAGACTGGCTCAGCAGGTCAACTCAAAGGCAAAGACGCTATTAAGAAGCAGCCTGCAGGTACTAATAAAAATCCAACTCGTGATAAACTAGTTGGCGAAGCGGAAGAAGATGGCGCATGGGATGCTGTTAAAACTGGTTATGCCAAAGGTAAAAAAGATTATAATAATCTCGGAGCGTTGGATCCATTCGATCGCTTTGGGAAGAGTTCGAGTGGTAAAAATAAATCTAAACCTGCAAAAACAACTAAATCAAAATCCGCGCCTATGATGAGGAGAGGCGATTACAGCGACTTACTTAAAAAACATACAGTAGGTTTAAAAGCAATTGCAGCAGATCCTAAGAAGCAGGCAGAATTCGACAAGTTTATGGCTAAGATGGCCGAAGGTGTTGAAGAAGGTGACGGACGTAAGAAAGGTATCCACGGCAAAGGACACCCTATGCGTAAGAAACAACAAGCTGCAATACACGCTGGCGAAAGCGTTGAATCAATCAAAGAAATGCTTTTACGCAAACTAAACGCTAAAAAGTAAAAACTTCAAAACTAATCTAAAAAAGTCAAGTTAACGCTTGACTTTTTTCACGATGTGCGCTATAATATACTTAACAACATAACTCAACAGGAGAGAACATATGAGCGATCGTACCTACGGTGCAGAAGAAAAGGCAAAACTTGAGCGTCTTGTTCAAGAAGGCGTAACAGTAATGCAAGAGATTGAAGACTTGCAGGGTGGTCTTAAAGACACAGTTAAAGCAGTAGCAGAAGAACTTGACATTAAGGCTTCTCTAATTAACAAAGCAATTAAAATTGGACTAAAACGCGATTGGGATAAGCATGCAGATGCATATGACGATCTTGAAACACTAGTAGCCACAGTAGGCATTGACAAATAGTGAATAGAATAAAAGAATTTTGGATGCAGAGTTATCACAGTGACAGGACTGCATTCTTTTATGAAATCTTAAGTTTTTTATTCACTGTAGCAGCTAGTTTAACACTTGCTATGACTGCATATGAGCCTAATATGACAATAGTATATCCAGGATTTTTTATTGGATCTATATTTGGAGTGTTAGGATATATTAGACGAGGCCTTGCTTGGCCGATGATGTTGACTGCATATTTTTGTGTAGTAAATGTATTCGGATTTGGCGTAGCAATGCTTTGGTGGTAATATATACTTTATAGAGTCGCTCACTTTAAGAGCAGGTTTAAGGTTAGTTGGCCACAAGCAACAACAGGAGAATAAATGAGTTACGTAGATGCAATGTTTGACCGAGACGCCGATATTATTCGGGCAGTTGAACGCAAAGACGGAAAGAGAACTTTCCGCGAATACCCAGTAAAATATACATTTTATTATAAAGATCAAAAAGGCAAGTATAAAAGTGTATATGGTGATCCTCTAAGTCGTATTGTAAGCAAAAGTACAAAAGACTTTAGAAAAGAAGTTGCTATTAATAGAGACAAAGAACTGTTTGAAAGCGATATTAATCCAATCTTTCAGTGTTTAAGTGAAAACTATCTTAACCAAGATGCTCCTAAACTAAACATTGCGTTCTTTGATATTGAGACTGACTTTGATCCAGAGCGAGGCTTTGCTGATCCTAGTGATCCGTTTATGGGTATTACTAGTGTAAGTGTGTATTTGCAGTGGCTTGACACAATGGTGTGTTTGGCAGTGCCGCCGAAGACACTTACAATGGAACAAGCTGAAAAAGAACTAGAAGGCATTGACAACGTAATGCTGTTTGAAAAAGAAGCAGACATGCTAGACACGTTCTTGACACTTATCGAAGATAGTGACATTTTAAGTGGTTGGAACAGCGAAGGATATGATATTCCGTATACTGTAAACAGAGTAGCTCGTGTACTAAGCAAAGATGACACACGTAGATTCTGCTTGTGGGGACAACTTCCTAAGAAGCGTATGTACGAAAAGTTTGGCAAGGAAAGTGAAACGTTTGACTTAGTTGGCCGTGTACACTTGGATAGTTTAAACTTGTATCGTAAGTACACTTATGAAGAACGTCACACATATCGACTAGATGCTATTGGTGAGATTGAAGTAGGTGAGAACAAAGTTCCGTATGAAGGAACACTTGATGCACTTTACAACAACGACTTCCGCAAGTTTATTGAATATAACATTCAGGATACTGCACTACTTGACAAGTTGGATAAGAAGCTTCGCTTTATTGATCTAAGCAATGAACTAGCACACAGCAACACAGTGCTTCTACAAACTACAATGGGTGCTGTAGCTGTTACAGAGCAAGCTATTGTTAACGAAGCATGGCACAGAGGCTTACAAGTACCCAATCGTAAAAAGCGTGATGAGGAAGCTACACAGGCGGCAGGAGCATACGTTGCGTATCCTAAAAAAGGCTTGCACAAGTGGATATGTTCAATGGATTTGAATTCACTGTATCCTAGTGTGATTCGTGCATTAAACATGGCGCCGGAAACTGTTGTAGGACAAATACGTCCAGAGATTAGCGATGCTCGAGTACATGAAGACATGTTCTTAAAGAAGAAAAGTTTTGCTGGTAGTTGGGAAGGTAAGTTTGCAACAGAAGAATACGATGCTGTTATGGAACAACGCAAAGATATTGCACTTACAATTGACTGGGAAAGTGGCGGCAATGATGTACTATCAGGCGCTGAACTTTACAAAGTAATCTTTGACAGTAATCAACCATGGATGCTTAGTGCTAATGGTACTATCTTTACTACAGAGTTTGAAGGTGTTATTCCAGGCATCCTAAAGCGTTGGTACAGTGAACGTAAAGAGTTGCAGGCTCATCTTAAGAAAGCAAAAGACGCAGGCAATGCTGTTGAAACTGAGTATTGGGATAAGCGACAGTTGGTTAAGAAGATTAACTTGAACAGTTTGTATGGTGCTATTCTTAATCCAGGTTGCAGATTCTTTGACAAACGTATTGGACAAAGTACTACACTTACAGGACGTACAATTGTTAAGCACATGAGTGCAGAAGCAAACAAAGTTATTACAGGTGTATACGATCATGTAGGTGATGCAATGATATACGGTGACACTGACTCTTGTTACTTTAGTGCGTATCCTATGCTTAAAGACGATATTGAATCAGGTAAGATTGAATGGGATACTGACAAAGCAATTACATTGTATGATCAAATCTGCGGCGCAGTAGATAGCACGTTTGTTGATATGATGGCAAAGTCGCATCATTGTCCAAAGAGCCGTGCAACTGTTATTGCAGCAGGACGTGAGATTGTTGCACAATCAGGCTTGTATATTACTAAGAAGCGTTATGCAGCATTAGTAGTAGACAACGAAGGCTTTAGAACAGACATCGACGGCAAGGCTGGAAAAGTAAAAGCAATGGGCTTAGACTTGCGCAGAAGTGATACTCCTGTGTTTATGCAAGAGTTTCTAAGTGAGCTGCTGCTAATGGTGCTTACAGATAAGCCGCGGGATGATGTACTTGAGCGTATTACAGAATTCCGTCAACAGTTCCATGAACGTCCTGGTTGGGAGAAAGGTAGTCCCAAACGTGCAAATAAAGTTGGACACTATCGCCGCTTAGAAGAGAAGCAAGGTAAAGCTAACATGCCCGGACACGTTCGAGCAAGTATTAACTGGAATACCCTAAAACGTATGAACGGTGACAAGTACAGCGAAGAAGTTGTAGATGGTATGAAAGTTATTGTTTGTAAACTAAAGCAGAATCCGCTAGGGTATACAAGTGTTGCATATCCAACGGATCAAATGCGTTTGCCAGAATGGTTCAAAGAACTTCCGTTCGATGATGCAGCTATGGCAGAGACTATTATTGATAATAAGTTAGACAACTTGATCGGTGTGCTTAACTATCCATTAGAAGATACTAAGCGTCATAACACATTCTCAAGTTTGTTTGATTTCGGAGAATAAAGTGAAGATAAAACTAGAAATAGAAATTGATACGGAGAACGATCAGGACCTAAATACTATTGAAGAAGTTATTGAAAAGTTGAGGGAACTAAAGGAGATGATGGAATGATAGTAGGATTTACTTGTAGTACATTTGATTTACTACACGCCGGACATGTACAAATGTTGCGCGAAGCAAAAGATCAATGTGATTATTTAATTTGCGGATTGCAAGTTGATCCGAGTACCGATCGTGCAGAGAAGAACGCTCCTATACAAACTGTTGTTGAACGCTATACTCAACTTAAAGCAGTAAGGTATGTAGATGAAATTATTCCATATGGTACTGAAAAAGATCTAGAAGATATATTGACAATGTACAATATTGATGTTAGAATATTAGGAGAGGAGTATCGTGACAAAGATTTTACAGGAAAAGATATCTGTAGACGGCGCGATATAGACTTACATTTTAACAAAAGAGATCATCGTTTTAGCTCAAGCGATTTAAGGAAGAGAGTTTGTGAACAATAAATTTATATTTGATGTAGATGGCACACTAACACCTAGTCGTGGCATTATTGATCTCGAATTCAAAATGTTCTTTAACAAGTTCTGTTTAGAGAATGAAGTATATCTAGTTACTGGTAGTGACAAAGCTAAAACAGTTGAGCAAATTAGTGAATCTACTTACAACTTGTGTAAACGTGTTTACAACTGTTCAGGTAATGATGTTTATGAAGGTAGTACTAATATAAGAACTACTGATTGGACATTGCCTGATCTAGCAAGAACTTTTTTAATTAGTTGTGAATACGAAAGTGATTTTAGCATACGCACAGGCAATCATATCGAAGAACGCCCCGGTATGGTGAACTTTAGTGTTGTAGGACGTAATGCTACACCAGAGCAACGTGCTGCATATGTAGATTTCGAAGCGTGGAATGGCGAACGCAGAAAGATTGCAGATGCGTTTAATACAATGTTTCCTGACTTACAAGCAACTGTAGGTGGTGAGACAGGCATTGACATTGCTCCTCGTGGCGCAGATAAATCACAGATATTACGCGACTTTAAAGAAGATGACACTATACATTTTTATGGTGATGCAATGTTTGAAGGTGGCAACGATAAACCGCTAGCATATGCATTACAACAATACCAGTTAGGCTTTTCACATCAAGTCAGAGACTGGGAACACACATGGGAGAAATTACGTGAATATTCTACTAACGGGTCATAAAGGATTTATTGGCTCTAGTCTAATAAAAGCACTCAAACTTAATCATACTGTGACAGGCATTGATTTAGTAGACGGTGACGATTTATTAACTTGCGACTTTTTAAATGAAGATTTTGATTTAATCATACACTTAGCAGGACGTTCAGGTGTGCGTGAAAGTATTAATGATCCAGCAGCATATTGGATGAATAACGTAGAAGCAAGCAGGCGCTTGTTTGATCGATATGAGAATACACGTATACTGTATGCGAGCAGTTCGAGTGCGTACGAGCCCGATTTGAACCCTTACGCAGCGTCTAAGTATGTACTTGAAGAACTTGCAGAACGTTATCCTAATACACTAGGTATGCGTTTTCACACAGTGTATTCAGATACACCAAGAAAGAATATGTTCTTTGACAAACTATTTAATGACAAACTAGAGTATGTTACAAGGCATTATAGAGATTTTGTACACTTATACGATGTAATCGATGCTATTAATATTTTAATAGAAGCGGATTATGTTAAAGGTGTACTTGATATTGGAAGTGGGGTTCCAATACGTGTTCAAGACCTAGCACCGAATGTTCCGGTGCGTCTAAATACCCCGAACGAGCGAGAATACACTTGTGCTAACATAGAAAAAATGAAGGCACTTGGATATAAACCTAAATACAATATAGAAAAATACTTGACAAACGCCAATAAAGGCGTTATAATAAACTTATTCAATGGAGAAACAGTATGAAAGATATCTTACAAGACATCGTAGCACACACACATTCGCTAGGCTTTTTAAGTATAGTTAAAGTGACAGGTGGCAACGAAACAACTATCGATAGTATGGCAGAAGATCGCTCAGTTATTATGAGTGCAACTTCTAACCACAGCATTGCTGATGGTACATTTGGTATGCCTAACTTAGATAAGTTGGCACTACATCTAAAGAATCCTGAGTATCAGAAAGATGCAAAGATTGATGTAGTTACAGCAGAGCGCAATGGCGAAACAATGCCAACACATATTCACTTTGAGAATAATGCAGGCGACTTTGAAAACGACTATCGCTTTATGAACAAAGCAATTATCGAAGAGAAGTTGAAGACTGTAACATTTAAAGGTGCAGCTTGGGCAGTAGAATTTAAACCTAGCGTTTCTAGTATTGGACGTATGAAGTTGATGAGTGCGGCACACAGCGAAGAGCCTACATTTAATGTAACAACTAAAGCAACTTCTGGTGTAAGTGACTTGGTGTTTAGCTTTGGTGATGCA